GTTTTTTGCTAAATAACTCCAACTGCTCTTCCACGATAGCCATATAGCCAGAGTAAATGTGAGGATACTCACTTTTAAGAATTTCGGTAGATGGGAGACCATATTTAATTGCATCTTCTGGGTTTACGTTCCATAACGTTTTATCATCTATACTTTTTCCAGGCATAACTTATATAACTTGTTTTTTATCTTGTAAATATTTTTCAATAGCTTCTAAACGATCATCAGCTTCTACTAACATAACGAGAGCTTCTTCAGCATTCTTATAAAAATCATCTGTTGAATGATCACCAATACCTGCTTGGTGATTTTCTAATAAATCTAAGGTTAAAAGTGCTTTAGCTCTATCAGCGTGTGCTGAAGTGAAAAGCATATCTCTTAATGTACTCATAACTTTGCTTTTTTAATTAACTTTTCGGTTTCGTTTTCTTCTACTCCCATTTTCCATAAAATATCTCGAACACCTATATCTTGTAATAAGTCAATATATTCATCTGCTTCTCCTAAACTACACTCTAGGTAATCCGCAATATATTCGGCTAGTTCTTGGTTATTTCTTTTGTTTTGATTCTTTACGTACTTGAGGTAGACTTTTCTTTTAGGTAACATTTCGCGATAAATGGAATAAATTTGTTTCTTACTTTGTGGATTAACCTTTTGAACGTAGTTTACTACATCAATGTAATCCATGTTCATAGATACATATCTATGTATCATGTAAGAGTTCCATTTATCCCATGAATCTTGCGAAATATCTTCCGGAGCTGTTTTATAGAGAGTTATCTCATTCAACCACTCGAAGAGGGTTGTCACCTGCTTCATCTCTTAGCTCTTTTGGTAGTGTACCTTGTAAAATTTCACCGCTTACAGCATCATAAAATACTGGGATTGGCATGTAAGCGTCTTCTGCTGTACCTGCTACAAATTTAGAAACTTTACGAATAATGAACCCTTGAGTCCATACTTTACCATTTTCGTGTTCTACCGACTCTGTGTTTTTGAGGTCGATGTTGGGTTGATTCATTCCTTGATCCATTGTTTATTTGTTTTGTTTATAATCTAAATAAAATCCAATCGCTACTATAATATTCATCCCTACACTAGCGATTATTTCGTGTAAGTCTTGATATACATTTAATGATAAATGAACGTGTCCTATTATCCAGAAAGGTACGGCCATATTTTGACTAATCCAAATTATAAGAAACTTAAGAAACTTTTTCATATTTTACTTCTTCTATTATCCTACAAACATATAATTTTTCTTGATGTTTAAAGGTATGAGTACAATTCCACAACTTTTTTAAAATATCTACTTCCCATTTAGGGTTGTCTTTTAATACTCTGTAAACTTGATATAAGTCATCTCTAATAGAAATTATTTCTTTGTTCATTTCAACTCAATTAGTTTTGATATTAACGCCATTGCGTTGATTTCTTTATCGATACGAAAATTAGACTGATAACTATACTCGTTGATATAAACAGCAACCATTCCTTCTCTTCCATTTGCGTAGGTAGAAGCATTATCGTAAAGATAACGATACAACTCCTCAAAATCCTGAACATTAGCGTTTGCGATCGTTTGTCTAATTTCTCGCCATAAGGGTTTAGCATTACTTAATTCTTTTAGTACTTGAGTCATATAGTTAGAAGAGACAAGTACTGATTTATCTATTGTTAATTTACCATCTTGAGTTGATAGTTGTATAGTATTAAGACATTTACGTAAATCTGGATAATATTGGTTTACGATTGTTTTAATATCTCCTATTACGAAGCTAGTATTTTCTTCTCCTAAAACCCAAGCAATATGTTTAGCAACATCACCTTTTGATGGAGGTACAATTTTAAGCACTTGACAACGTGATTGTAATGGATCGATAATACGCTCAACATAATTACACGTCATAATAAAACGGGTAGTACGAGAAAATGTTTCAATTACATTACGGAGTGAAGCTTGTGCTTGGATTGTTAAAAAATCAGCCTCATCTAAAATAACTACTTTGAGTGGTTTGAAAGAGGCAGTCGATGCGAATCCTGAGACCTTATCCCGAATAGTCTCAATACCACGTTCATCAGAGGCGTTAATGTAAATAAAGTCACAATTGAGATTATTAACAATGAGTTTTGCCAAAGTCGTTTTACCAGTTCCAGCAGGACCATAAAATATGAGGTTTTGGATGTCATTTTGACCCAAATATTGTTTGATGGTCTTTTTAATGTGTTCGTTTCCGACATAACTATCTAATGTTTTAGAACGGTATTTTTCAACTAGTAATGTATGATCTTTAGTCGCGGTCACCATATAGGTTATATTTCTTAGGTGGTTCTGGTTTTATTTCTATTTCTTCGGTACGTATAACATACAATTTTCCTGCCAATGGGGCAAGTTTAAATTCTGCTTTTTCACCTGTTTTACCAAACCAGGCTTCTAAAACTTCAGTAATAGAATTATATATGGTTTTATCACCAACTAGAGTCCACCTGTCTCCAGGTGGTACTCTGTTGGCAATCAGTTCGTAAAATTCTTCGATTTTACTTTCCATTACATCATTCCTCCCATCATTCCAGCCATAGGATCTACTTCGTCCTTACTATCTGGATCTTCTACTATAACACATTCAGTTAATAGAATAGTACCTGCTACTGAGGCTGCGTTTTCTAGTGCTGTACGAGTTACTTTAGCTGGATCGATAATACCTGCTTCTTTCATGTTTACAGTCTCTTCTGTTTTGAGATTGTAACCTTCCCAATTAGTTTCACTGGTTTTAAAATTCATAGCTAACATTTCAGATTTAACTACTTCATAACCAGCATTAATAAGGATTTGAGTAAATGGTTTCCCACAAGCTTGGTATACAATTTGTGATCCTAATGTGGTTCTATCCTCAATACCTTCACGGGCATAAAGCAAAGCAGCACCACCACCAGGTACAATACCCTCTTCAATAGCTGCTTTCGTAGCATTTAAAGCATCGTCTACACGATCTTTTTTCTCTTTCATTTCGGTTTCAGTGTTACCACCAACGTGGATTATTCCCACTCCCCCGATGAACTTTGATAGCCTTTCTTGAAGTTTTTCTGTTTCGAACGGCGATCCCGCTTGTTCGATTTGTTGTTGTAATTCTTCAATACGTGCTTCAATTCGTTCTGTTCCTCCTTTTCCATCTACAATTGTAGTTGTTTCTTTTGTTACAGTTATTGTTCTAGCTTCACCAAACCAATCCCAAGAAAATTTATCAAGTTTCATTCCTTTGTCCTTGCTAAATACCTCTCCACCAGTTAGTGTAGCTATATCATCTAAAATAAGTTTGCGACGATCCCCAAATTCTGGAGATTTAACAGCACAAACTGCAAGTGTTCCACGCATCTTGTTTACAACAAGTGTTGCGAGTGCTTCATTATCAATATCTTCAGCAATGATAAGAAGAGAGCGACCAGTTCCAGAAACACCTTCCAATACAGGAAGAAGTTCTTTTACTTTTGTAAAAGTGCTATCAGCAATTAAGATATAAGGTTTATCTAATACAGCTGACATATTAGCATTGTTAGTTACAAAATAAGGTGATTTAAAACCTCTATCAAATTGTAACCCTTCTACTGTTTCTAAATAAGTTTCTCCTGATTTAGACTCTTCGATGTAAACAACACCTTCACGTCCTACTGAATTCATAGCAGTAGCAATTAGCTTACCTACTTCTGGATCGTTATTAGCTGATATAGTAGCAATTTGTTCTAATTGCTCTTCTGAGGTAATATCTTCAGCATTAAATCTAAGGAGGGAAGTTACTTGTTTAACAGCAGTATCAATACTACGTTTGATTTCAACAGCATTAGCACCATTGTTAAGATGAGAAAGACCTGCTTTTACCATCTCACGTGCTAATAGAGTTGAAGTTGTAGTACCATCACCTGCCAAGTTAGCAGTTTGGATAGCTGCTTGTTTAACTAAAGATACACCAGTTTCTTCTACATTATCACTAAGTGAAATAGATTTAGCAACCGTAACACCATCTTTAGTGCTTTGAGGGTAACCTTCTGGGTTTGAAATGACTACATTACGACCATTAGGACCTAATGTTGATACAACAGCATCTGCTAATTTATCAATCCCATTTACCAGTTTTTGACGTCCTTCTGGACCGAATTCAATAATTTTACTCATCGTTTTTGTTTATTTTTGCTAAAACTTCGTTTTCTTTTCCAATCCAGTATGTTTCGCTATCATACTCGAATTTTGTAAATCCCATTGTAGGTAATATTACAATATCATTTATTTGGAGTTGAGTTGGGACAAAGGTTCCCATATTCATAT